GCCACTTATTCCAGCGACAGCTAATGCAGGAGTCGGAAGAGTCCAAGCAGCTGCACCTTCAGGGTCTTCTTCAATAACTTGAGACAGCAACTCACGGATAGTTAAAGTTTGAGTGCTTGTCCCTATCGCAGTGGATGGCTCCCCTGGATTTATTATTGAACCAACGTTATCATCGTATTTGTTCTGTCCATATAAAGGATTTTTTGCCATTTTATCCCTCCTTATGACCAGTAAGCGTGAGCTTCAGGCATTTGCCATTCCATCCCAGCTTCTGTTTGGATTAAGTCAACCCGACGGTCAACGCCACTATTCTCTAAGGTTTGAACACCAACATAGATTGCAGTATCTCGATTCAAGCCATTACCAACAAGAGGTCTGTAAGCACAGTATCTCATGTTAACGGCAAGAAGTTTGATAGCATGTCCATCTAGGTGAACATTACGAGCTACATTCATATCACCGTAAGGTGTAGAAATAGTAGTAATGTCAACTCCAAATACCTTCTTTTTACCAGTCATAGATATGTCTGATCTGAGATTCGGAGATACTTCAAGGTTGTTTGAGAAATAACCACTTAGTTTATGTAACCAGTTATAAGTTGCAGTATCGCAGAAAAACATCGTTGCGTTTGCATTGTTATAACGGGGGTCTAAGAAGTTACTCATATCATCCAAGAAATCATCCTGTGTTTTGCTCGCGTGTGTCAAGCTAAACACATTACCGTAACTTGAAATGTAATCGACAGCTCCTTGAGTATACCACTCATCGCTTGAATCATATTGAGCACCGAACAAACAACTTTGTTCAATATCCCATTTATGTTCAATCAATTTCTCACGCCAAACACGCGCCCATTCACTAGAATCATACTTTAGCACGGTAGCACGAGTTGTGTTATCCATTGCCATAGCAGTCTTCCAGATTTGAGTACGTCCATATCCAGTCGAGAAAGGTTGATCTTTCCATGTTTCTGGATATCCTGATCCTTGACTGTGAGCAGTACCAACTACATAGCACCTTTTTGGTTCTAGGTAAGCTGATATTGATTTACCAGATATATCAATCGCGTCAAGAGCATTATTGTATGCAGAATAGGAAGCAAGCTCAAAAGTACTTGTTCCACCGCCTTTTCTAACAACTTTGCATTTTAGATTAGCAGCTGTAGATAAGGTGTCTGTATCAACTTCCATAATTTTTACAACTAAGTAATCACTAGGACTTGAAGCAGTACTTGCGGATGAATCATCCCATGATCCAGCTGTGACGCCAGTCATGTATGGGATTCTTAACATCTGATCTGGTAAGAAAAAACCAGGTTGTGTGCCTGAATCTCCTACTGAGATTTCAGTGCCAGATTGACCAAAAACATTTCCAGTATTCCCAGAACTGTTATAGTCAGTTGCCATTGTGAAGTAGTAAATATCGCCTTGATCAACATTACCATGAGTAACAGAAGCGTCACTGCCAGTAATAGCTGAGGGAGCGGTTGTACCATGATTTACTACATAGGCATATCGCTTATGAAAGGATGGTCTCCTTTCCGTGAACTTAAACTCTGGGTCATCTGTTGGTTTCTTCGTAAGCTTAGACATTAATCTGAAGAAAGGGTCTTGAGCTATCGCTAACTCAGATACTCTATCTCCAAAAGCAAATTTCCTACGAAGTAGACCAGTATTGAGGTCTTGCCCGTATAAGGGCTGTCCAGTGGAACCACCAGACGAGACATCACCAGTTGACTCAAGCGTAAATAAGTCAGCCATTTAGTTTACCTCTTTATTTTAGAGTTAAAGCATCTGGCTTATAAGTCTTTTGTTCAGCTTATATTAACCAAATGCATTTTCAAGATTCTTGTCAATCCCCAAAATGGCATCAAACAGATCATTGTCTGGGTCTTCTTGAGCTACAGCAGAACCAACGGATGCAAGCGATTGAGGCTTAGTCTGAGCTTTTTTAATATGCTCAGAAGCCTTTTCAGTTACACCAGCAACTCTAGGCTCAATAGGAGCATTTTCATCTCGTTGTTTTAGATATAAAATATCATCAAGAGATAAAGGTCTAGAATCTGCGTACTCTTTAAACTGTTCCCATTGATCGTTATTTAAATTATGCTTTTGTTTAAAAGCATCTACTTCAGAATCTACTCTGGCTTCTTCTTTCTGTTTACCAAGTTCATTCTGGAGTCTTTTTTGAACAACTTTATCAATAGTTGAGTTCAAGACCTTTGCTGAATCACTATTTGTATCTGATACTGCTTCATCTGCGTCAAAGATAAAATCTTCTGGCAAATCAAGGTTCTCAGTAACACTTTGAGGGGTTTGACCTCCGCCCTCGAAATAACCTCTCACATGATTGATTAAATCGGGGTCTTTTCGCATTTCGTCAAGAATAGGTAAATATGGTTCCAGTTCCTTCAGACGGGTGTTAAGCCGTTTTCCTTCTTTACTAGAATCAGAATACCTTTTTTTAAGAGTCTCGACATCCTCTTGCTGAACTTCACTAACAACTTTTTCTGTGTTATCAGTTAAAATTTGTGAAGAATCATCACTTTCAAGAATACCTCCGTTTACTTCCCCATCTAACTGGGAAAAGAAATCGGAAGAATCTGGTGTACTTACAACACTGGGGGCTTCTTGTGAAGCGTTGCCTTGTTCTTGCGCCATCAGTTTATTCCTTGTTTATTATTTAAATTTATCACTTTGCCCTATTATCTTCCAATTCTTTTTCTGTTTTCTTTTTTAAGTCATCTTGCATCAATTTTCTATAGTATTTCTGTTGAGCCTCTGTCTCAAGTACATCCTTTTTGACCTCGTTAGAGCCGACATCTACCTGATGCCTTATACCAGCTTGTACTAATTGACGTTTTAATGTTTCATTCTCGCCAGCTGTATCTTTCATCTGAGACTGTAAGGCTTCAATCTGCTGCTGCAGTTGAGCATATAATGATTTTCTCTCAAGTATTTGTTCTTTTCCACGAACATCAGTTTCAGCCAACATAGCAACATCATCAATAAGACCAGCCTGAAACCATCTGAAATACTCTTCAAGCAATGCCCATCTATTTAAAGGCATGACAGCCCCAGCAACTATTCTTACATCAAATCTTGAAGATGCATAGTCATTCCAGAGTTGTACTTGTTCTCCATAATCATTATATATAGGGATATTAATTCTTGTTTCTTTTTCATCATAGTCGCCAGATGTATTTGGCTGTACAATCCTAAATATTTTATCAATTCTATAGTGGGCTTGAGAATGTTGTTTAAATAACTCACCTGTATGCTCTAATGCAGGTTCTAAGACACTATTCATCCATGCTTTAATTCTCCGTGTACCAAATTCATCATTAGCAAGCAACCCCCTATATGTTTCAGTTTGCTCTTGAGCAAAACCCATCATAGAACTTGGAATACCAGCTATATATTCCATATCGGATTTACCTTCTTGAGTCACTGTAAAGAATGCGTTGTTAATTGGAGCTGGCAATACTGGTGTAGGAGGAGTGAAGCCAGGTCGATATTTTAATAAAGCACCTGGGGCAGATGAATATTGTTCCCATTCATCCTCTGGGACACTCCCCTCTTCATACAACCATCTAAGATTAGAAGCAAGGTTAGCATTATGAAGCATTACTTGGTGTGATTTATTTACCTCCTGCTGCTTGCCGACCATAGGAATTACAGCTGACATTGGATATGGCGTGCCAGTATATAAGTAGGGGACTGGAATTATTGGGAAATCTGTAATTGGGAGAACATACTCATATAAAGTTATATCTTTCCCAAGAGTACAGCTTACCTGTACCCTTCGTTCATGAAACTTAGAAGCATCTATAATAGTCTGCGCAATACTCTCATCTTCTATTAGTATCTTATATTCTTCTTCTGTTACTACTTGAGATTTTGTCCTATTCAATTCTTCCTGAGTTGCATAATCAATTTCAGCTTTCTTCCTCTCGATACCGTATTCTAGAGCTTTCTCAGCTTTTTCTATTTCAAGCACTGCCCTTTCTTCAATAATCTCACCAGCTTCCAATTGACGCTCTATCATAACAATTGCTTCTTTTGTCGCTACCTGAGATTCCCCTATAAAATCTTTTAAATTTTGTTTAGCAACCATTTGGACATTTTCTAAGTCTTCTGGACTTGGATGCAGTTGAATAGTTAAATTATAAAAAGGAACTCTTATTTTTTCATAACATTCATAATAATCAATAATACTATCTTTTTCACCCTGATCATCAACAGATGTAGAAATATCTTCACGAATAATAGCATCTGACTCATCTCTATTTGATCTTGAATAAGTTTCTGTCATTCCCTGTTCTGTTGCCCTGTTAATTTTTCTAATATGTTCAGGGAACATCTGCTTTAATTGATTCCTAGTTACTCTCTTTTTTACAATAATAAAAGAGGCATCCCTCATAAGAAAATCAGTACTCATTGGGTCTGGGAAAACATCATAAGGGTCTATTCTTTTAAATATCACATCTCCTTTTCCATTATCAAGATTCATGTCAACATCTATAAAGAAATAACCAACACCTTTAGCAAGAGAATCTAAGATTACACTTCCATACACAGCTTTCCCATTAGAAATACTCCAGCAATAATCAGATATATCACTATGAATTTGAGCTATATTTGTATCACTTCCATCAACAGCAACTGCTTTCCATCTGGGATTATTAGCAGTTACGAAATATTTCATCGTTTCAATAATAGGAGTTATCCTATTTATTTGAAATGTGGGCATCCCAGCCTCTTCTAAAGCCGATTGTTCCCTATCTGTTAATTGGTCATTAAGATAAAAATCATATCCCTTTTGACTATCAGACTGCCACTTAATTCTTTCAGAAGAATTAGCAGACTTCCACATATTGTATATTCTTTCGCTTGTTTTAACTCTAGCCATTATTTCTTCTCACATTTAAAGGAATTAAGCAACTACCCAGGGTCTAGCTTTTCTTTTAGGTTTTACCCACCTTCTTTCCTTTCCTTCACCTTTTTGCTTCATATTTGGAGGAAAAGCGTGCAAAAGTGCATAGAAAAGCGTCTCAATGGTATCATCATGTGCCATTTTTGAACCAAAAGTAACGATTTCGTGTGTTAAATCGAACATATTGTCTCTTAAATATACTGTTCCTGTGCTAAACCTACCAGATAAACCCGAATATATCTTATTTCTCTTCTCTCTTCCCCCTGGTTTCTCAGGTATTACAGCAATATCAAACTTATTTTCTATCCTGCGGCGTTCATTTAATGACTGAAACACCGATCTGTTCATAGCAACATCTTCTACCGTACTAGATGTACAATGGTATTTCTCATGTAATTCCATTATATAATCAACAACACCTTTCTTCCCAGTGAGCTTATCATCAACTCCCCTAGCTCCTACAGTTGGTATAGACCTGTGCCGCTCATATTCTAATACATATGCATTATTATTATTGTCAATAGCAACAGCCATTATAACAGAAAAATCAGAATTTCTTGTATCTATATCAGTTGCTGGATCACAACCAAGAAAAGTATTACATGGGACTTTCTCTCCATCAATAACAAGATAATTTATATCATCCTCATTCACATAATACCCTTCCCAATGTTTGATGTATTTCTGCCCCCATAAAGCATCCTCTTCATTTTGCACCTCTAATTCATATTCTTGATAGTAACCCTGACTCCTGCCTGCTTCCTCATATTCCCTCTTAATTTTATCTAACTTCTTCTTAGGCATATAAGAATCCCACAAAACACCGCCTTTCATCTCGGGCTGAGTAGACTTATATGTAATTACATCCCATGTATATTGAGATTTATTATCTGACTTTTCATAACCATCTAAAATATTCTGACATAAACTATCATAGTGAACTGGAGTCCCTGCAAATATGAGCCTGCCGCTATTTACATCTAAAGCAGGTCTTACACCATTATATACAATATTCTTAATCTTCTCCCTGGCATCTTGTGTAACTGTATTCGTTTCACTCTCAGTATCATCCAAAGCAACAATATCATACCTTTTTCCTAAATAGTTCTCACCACGAACACTAGAAAGATTTGAACGGCTTATAAGTTTTGCATTCGTACTTGTAACAATATCTGTCTCTGTCCATTTATCTCCAACAATATCTCCAAAATAATACTTAATCATATCATTATTTTGAAAATGCTGTTTAATATACTGAAGATTTAATATTGATTTACGATGATTGTCAGAAACCCATCCCATAAATAAAAAATCATCCTGAGGCTTAAAAAGAATCTTGTGCATAAGAAAAGTCTTAAATAACTGGGTCTTGGCACTGCCCCTCGGGAGAATCAAAGCAAGTGACCTATTAGTATTCTCTAAAAGAGCATCTGCTATCTCATAATGAAACTGAGGAGATTCAGACTTACCAAAATCACCTGGTAAAAATAATTTACCAAATGCAATTAAATCATGCCTGGCAATATCAAGAACTTTATTTGCCTTTGAGACATTATTTAAATTAATGTTTACTTCTTGCTTCTCTTCCATGTTAAAAAATCTGCAGCTTCATATGGATTAAATATTGTTGTAATTAGCCTATTATCATCATCTTCATACCGTGGATCAATAATAGTAACTGGGCAATTAAATATATTCCTATCATCTAACCCCATCTTTTCAGCATATGCATCCATTATCTTAAAAGAACCTACCTGCAAAGCATGACTAATAAGCCCACTCGCTGGGTCTTTCAATACTTGATATCCAGATACATGAATATGTCCACAAGTCAGTATATGGTCTTTCCAACCCATTTGAGCCGCTTTGGCTACACCATGTGCTGTGTTCCACATAGAAAATCCTTTAAACATATGTCGGGCATTAACCCTTACTTCCTTACCATTTGGGAATTTAAGGTTCATCCTTGCTCCCCATCTTTCATATAATCCTTGATGATCTCTCATAATGAACTCAAGAGGGTCTCCTTCGCCTGTCCATACATCATGA